CATCCCGCTTAACGGTGGTGTTGTTGGGATTCGACTGTTAATCAAATCCACCAAAGGCTGAGCCGCGACCTTCGTATCTTTGAGCAGAGTGCGACGGATAGCAGGGTTGATTTTCTGCATCTTCTTTAATGCGTCTTGCAGACCGTAAGTATCAAGTCTCACATCTGCAGCCATTAGGTTTTCTTTCTCTGCTCGTTGATGATCTGCACACAAGTTGCCAAATCGTCTGTCTCGAATGTTATTTGTGGAGGCCAGAACCCAGTCTCAACTAGCAGAGCTGCTAGCTGACGTCGGTGGCCTCCTGCGTAGGGACTGCGGATTCAGTCTCCACAACTTCTAGATCTTCTAACTTCTTAACAAACTCATCAAATGAGATCGGGACCGGGTGACCTTGTTGTTTGCTGGCTTCGTAAGCCATGAACGCTAGGTCTTCCATCCCGATCCCATTGCTCAAATCTGATGCTCGTCGTTTGAATTTACGCTCCCACGAAATGATTACAAACAGGTTTGTGATTACTCGGTAAGTCTCACCATCGGTGAGTCGGACGCTAAGTGTAAGTTTCATGGTTCTCCTAGTCGGGATTGGATCAGTTTACAGATTACGGTGTCACGATGTCGCGTGCGTAAGTGCCACCCTTGAACACGGCCTCAACGACTGACAGTTCACCGACAGTTGCGTTGATCGGGGTGACGGTCTCAAGGTAGCAACCAGTGAGGGTGTATTCAGGATTCGAAGCGGACTCAGTTGTTCCAGACGGGCTAACAACGATTGTTGAAGCGACACCGAACAAAGTGTTTAAGTATGTTTCGACTTCGGTCGTTCCGTAACCTTGGAACAAAGTCAAGGTCAACTCATTGCTGAACAACCCAGCCGTGAAGGTGCGGGAAGTCTGACCGAAGCTCGTATTTTCCAAGGCCTCGGCGGTCAAAGTCAAAACCGCTGCAGAACAGTTACTGGTGAGCGAAATTGCTGACGGGCTCGTCACGTTGACGGTTGGGTTTGATAAGTATGTTGTGGGCATTGTTTGTCCTTTATCTGCGGCTTGAGCCGATTCTAATTGTGAGGTCGTATGCAGGGAGATCTTGCGATCCGATCTGAGCGACTGTGGGCCGTCCAGATACAACTGCGAGAGAAGAGTTCATGAGCGTGTCAACGACTCCGAGTATGTAGTCCGTAGTGTCTTGGTTGCCGGGTGGCGAACCCAGCACTCGGAGATCAATCGTGATGTCCGCTGTTTGGTTATTGAACGCAGTGAAAACAGGAAGCTCAATGAATACAGTAAGAGGTCGAGCGTTCCGAGGATCAGTGACCGGCTTAAGGCCAAGAGCTGTGATCGTTGCCGAGACAGCATCAATCGCGTCTGTGAAGATGCCTGCCATCTCATGCCACTTGCGATCTCTTGATACCGAGGAGCTGGTTGATTCGGCCCATTGATGCGACTGGAGCTGAGATGTTCATGTCTTGGAAACTGGCGAAGGAGTCGATGCTTCCGCGTTCTCTGTACAACGAGGCCGCCATGAGCACGACTCCAGCTTTAACTGCAGCATCGGGGACGCTGGTCAGTGAGTCATGGTATCCAGCTTGAACTCTGCGTTTGAATGACCATGCATTACTGGCATTAACTGATGAAGTCATGAACGCTGTGTCGTTGGCTGTCGCTCCACTGATGCCGAGAAACTCGGTCAGATCTGCAACATTGATCCATGTGCAGGTCTGTGTCCAGACGAGCGAGCCGACAGGATCTGCAGCTGAACGCTCAAGGTCGTCGCCGACATCTTGAAAGAGCAACTGGTTCGGGATGATGACATCCGAGTCGAAGATGTAGTCGCCTTCTTCGTCAACATCAACCAAGTAGTAGGTCGGGACAGCGAACACGATGTGTGTGCCGTTGAGACCATGTCCGAGGCCTGACAGTGTGATTGATTGTCCGACAGCGATGTCGGTGTTTTCAAGAGTCTGAACGACGGCGACGTTTGACAGACGCTGGTGGTGCGTAACTGTAAAGGTTGCCATCGTTCAGATCTCTCTCTTCGTCAATCAGATCAGGCTGGGACGCGCTTGACGAACTTGCTTGCGTCAATCATGACGGAACTGAAGTAGCCACGGAACTTGATAACTCGACCAAGTGCACCGTCTGCAAGTTCAACACTGACTGCTCCGCGTTGCTGTTCCCAGCATTCAAAGCCTGTGCTGTCGCCGACATAAACTTGGCTGGCTAGGTTGCGGTCGACAACAAGGTTTAAGCCGAACGCGTTGCCATTGAAGTTGCTTGCTGCAGTTGTGCCGAAAGCGTTTTGCGGGCCGACATTCGGGAACAACGGACGACCAGAGTTGTCAACCAATGAACCGAGCAGCGCGTAGAAGTTTGGTGACATGACGAGTACGTTAGGCAGGTTGCCGTTTGAGTTTGTCAAGATCTGCTCTGCTGAGTTGTAAATGAAGGACACCCAGTCAGCCGGGTCTGAAGCATTTGCAAAGACTTCGGTCTGCGATACTCCAGCTGCGAAAGTTGTGCAAGCTGCGAGATCAGTGGCGTTCGCGTAGATGCGTGCCATGTCGTCGATCAATGCACCGAGAACTTCGGGCGAGGTGAAGTCCATTGATTCTTCGGACAAGTTGACGTAGCCACCGTAGAGAGCCTTGGTGATTTGGATGTCGTCCACGACGAAAGTGCCTTGATCGAGTGCGACGAGTTCGCCGTTGCTTGCACCGATGGTCGTGTGCGTGGTGACCTTCGGACGGATGAACACCTTGCCGGATGCGGGCATTTGGCGTACTCCCATTGCCGTGATGAGAGGCCTGTAGTTAGCTACAAAATTATTGTAGATGGGCGAGATGATCGGCACTGGCAAGAGGCCGGGCGAGTCATTGCTCGTCACATTCGGAGCTGCTGCAACGATGCGCTGGTTGAACTCTGCGAACTCGCTTCCGCCAGCCAAGAACTTGATCATGTACTCGGCAGCAGTCGGCATTTTGAACTCACGCTTTGCTGTTGCGTACTGGATGGGAGCAGTGGGTACTGCTGCTTCGATTGCTTCTGACATTTCATCCTCCTCGGATGGTTGGGTTGGGGTTGGTATTACTTCTTCGTCGGGTGCTTCCTCTTCGGGTGAAGAGGCTGCGACTGAAAATATTTGCGCCTCGGTGTATGCCGGAGTCGTGACGACCGACAGTTCTAAGAATCTGGCCTCAGACACCTCTAAAGTGCCGTCTGCGAGCCTCTTGAACTTCGTTGGCACTGCGCCCACCGAAACGCTGTCAAGCGCACCATCGGCGAGCAATGCGAGAGCGTCATCGGCAGCTCTGGTCGCGCTCAACTTGGCGACGAACATCATGCCTTCGGCAGTTGAGACTCGTTCGGTGACGCGACCGATGACTCGAGTTTCGTCGTGGTACTCCAAGAGCTTCGGCATCGGGCCATCTTCGGGAAGTGATCCTTCAAGAAAGACCACACTCTCACCACCACTGAGAGTCGCTTTGACATTCCAAGGGACGGCAAGGCCTGTGATCTGACGCGATGGTTCACCATCGGCTGATGCGTCAAGTGTGATCTGTTGAGCTGTAAGTCGAATCATGAGACTTCCTGTGGTGTGCGTGAGGATGCTGGTTCTTCCACACTGATCTCAGTGCGGTTCATTTCAACATCGGCGATCAGATCTTCGGTGTCAAACTCTACGAAACGGTTGCGAGGCAAAATGTCGGCCCCACTGAGACATTCTTGAATGCAATCCATGTAGAGCTTTGCGCCCAGCAGATAAAGATCCTGCTTGGCCTGAGTGGCATTGGAATAATTGTAGCCAGAAATGCCTATGCCCAGTAAGTAGGCGGGGACACCGATTGCCCTGCTGAGCTCGAGTGCGCTGAAGTTCCGAGCTTCGATGAGCTGGAGGCGACTCGGGTCGGTGTCGAATTGCTCCCATTTTACAGCCGAATTCAAGGCCCCCACGGCGTTCACGCGTCGCGCATTTGACCATGCGGCAGCGAGCTCACCGAGTGACTCTGCGTCAAGTGGTTCAGAGCTGTCGGTCTGTTGTAAGTATCCTGCGACGATCTCGTTTGATGCGAAGCGTTCAGCTGAGCGATCAAGTTTGATTGCTGTTTCTAAGACGCGACGGCCTGTCCAGAGAAAGCCTTGAACTGGTGCGAGGAATTGGATGACATCGTTGGTCGGGATCTGGATTCCGTTGAATGTGATCTGATCGGATTTTCCGAAGAACTGTGGGCCGGGCTGATCCAATGTGTCAACCATTTCGCAGGGCATCCACTGGAACGAAAGCGGACGGCCTGTGGCGGAGCTGCGTGAGGTGACGTACCAGAACGCTCGTCCGCGCATCATGAGATCCATGCAGGTGTTGCTCATGATGAAGTTGCGAGTGAGTGTGGGATCGGGTTGATCCATCCAAGACTCGTTGGGCTCGTAGATTTTTTCGTACTCTTCGCCTGTCCACTGCCGTGTGTAGTGGCGAAGAGGAAGCGAGCCGACAAGCGAGATGATCATCTGCGTCGCTCGAGAAACGGTCGGAACAGACAGGGCCAGTTCC